ACACATTTATCCGAATATTCTGTTCCAGAATTGGTATCTTGGTATATCTCACATTATAAATGGAATGAAAGTGACCAAATGTGGGAATCAGTAGTTCCTTTCTATTCTTCAATTGAATCCGAAGTTGATTATTATAATCAATTCTATTAAAAAAGGGAAAAACAATGGATTATATTTCTAAATTGTATATGATGTTAAGTTATATTGCATTCATATCATCATTTCTAATACTTGTGTATTGCATTTTTTTCGTATAAAAATCATTGACACTTCTAAAATCTTGTGATATGGTAATGACACTTAACCGTGGAGGTAAAGTTGGCTATCATCTACACACGTCAAAGCTCATCCAAAAAGTCTATTCCTCAATCTGAAAGTCTTAGAAAAGCCAAAGCAGAACATGCAAGATTTTTGATGTCTATGGGAATTTCTGCGCCCAAATCTCGCAAAAAGCGTCTAAATAATCCAGACAATATGCCTAGTAATGTGTTGCGTCCAAATAATATTCCTCTTTCCAATACCATTCCTCAAAATGGATTCAAGAAATCTATTGATGATTATAAATGGAAACGTGGCTTCGATGAGAAAAAAGAAGTCATAGCAGAGACAGAAAGAAAGAAAAAGCGTGTTGCACCATACACTAACAAAGGGGCATATATGTTTGTTACAGATGCAGATGATGCTAAATCTTTGGGGAAAAAAGTATGAGTAAAGATAATGTAGTCATTTATAGTAAAGACAATTGTGTATGGTGTGATCGTGCAAAAGAACTATTAAAAACTAATAATTATTCTTATACAGAATTAAAATATGGTGTAGACTATACTAAAGATGATCTGGTTAAAAAACTTAATCGATCTGAAAAAATAACAACACCACAAATCTTTATTGATGGTGAACTGATTGGTGGATATAATGAGTTGAAAAACATGTTTGATGTAATCGATTTCACAACTCTCATTATGAAAAAACAAAAATGAAACAGATTATTGGGTTATATGGTTTGTTATGCATAACTAATAGAATGATATATTTTCTAACAATTATGAGTTTTTTTAGTGTTGTTTTGAAAAATTATAATTATAGTTATTTCATTATTAATTTAGCAGCAACACTTATTGTTTATCTTCTAGAGAATGATATAACTGATAAATTGTTAGAAGACCCCATTAAGACTGAGATTGAAAACTTCATCAAGGATAAAACAGATGATTATGACACGAACTGAAATTGAAAAAGTATTGAAAAATTCAATTGTGAATGTTACATTCACTAAGACGGATGGATCAGTACGAAAGATGAAATGCACTCTTATTGAAGAATTTTTACCTCCAGTATTTCTGGATAATGATGAACAAATGGAGAAAAAAACACGAAAACAAAGCTTAGATTCTTTAGCTGTGTGGGATATGGATAAGAATGCTTGGCGGTCATTTCGTGTTGATTCTGTAACTAAAATGGAATTGGAGATTTAAAAAATAATATGTTCAATGAGAAAAAGTTGGCAGAAGTAAAAGATTTTATATCAAATCAGAGTGAACAATCTAAGATTTATATTGGCTGTGATTCCGAAGTTCGTCTTTATAAAGGCAAAAGATATGCCGACTTTTTTCTCGTTGTTGTTATTCATATTGATCAATCACATGGATGTAAAATCTTTGGTGAAAAAGTAACAGAATTAGATTTCACTGTAGATAAGAAAAGACCAACACACAGATTGATGAAAGAAGTATATAAAGCATCCGAACTATATCTTCAATTAGCCGAAATAATCGGCACTCGCGACGTAGAAATACATCTTGACATCAATCGAGATAAACGATATGCTTCAAGCTTAATTCTTGACCAAGCAATCGGATATATCAAAGGAACATGTAATATCATTCCAATGGTAAAACCCGATAGTTGGTGTTCAACACATGTTGCAGATAAATTTTTAAAAACAGCAAATGGAAGATAAAATGTCAAGTGACAATGGAACATACATTCTTCAAACTTATGGACCTGAGTATCGTGTTATGCATATGCAAGCGATTGATAATATCTATGGAACATATATTCCCGAGTCAGGTAAATATGTTCCTAATTCCAAAGCAATTGTCGAGTCCTTTGCTTCCTCTAAGGTCTTTACCAATCTTGAGGAAGCATGGGATTTTGCACTTGACATGGACAGTCAGGTCGAGTATAGTGAGTATGGAACGTGCCTGATAACGGAATTTGAGACATACACCTTCAGCGATCTAGAGGAAAAAAATGCGGAGACAAACTCTTGACCAGAAAGTTTTGGGTGATGAGCCAGTGCTGGATGAAAAATCCAGTGTATCTGATTACATTAGAGCATATAATTGGTACAATTATAATCATGATAATGATGATGCCAAGAAATTTGTCATCACTTTTCTAAAAGGTAAAAAAGTATCAGATACAATTCTCAAGAAAGTTGGAATGATCGAACCAATCAAACTTCGCACGATTGGTTGGCAATGTCGGATTTTATCTAATGGTGGATTCATTGATAAATCTGACACTAAGAAAATGCTAGATAAGCTGCATTCACTTATTGAAAGTGTTGTATTGCCTGTTCAAAAAGCAGTTGATACAAATGACAATGTAATCTCAATTCAAGACCGTATTAAAAACAGAGCTTCTGATTTGATTGGTGATCTAGAAGAAGTTCTTGATACCCTTATTCTAAAGGGGCATATTGACTTGGACTTGACTGTGTGGTTTCGAGAAAATAATGTTAAGCCTCAAGTGGCCAAGTTAATTAAAAATTATTATGAGCCAATCTATGCAGAATGTGTTGATGATTTTAAGAGCACTGATCCTGAAATAAAGGATGCATATAAACATCTTTCAAAACCATTGCGTAAAAAGTATCTTGGTCTTCTCAAAGAAATCTTGGCTCTAAGTGATGCGCAGTCAATTGTTATCAAAACTACTAGAAAGCCACGAAAGAAGAAAATTAAACCTGCAGCAGTTATTGTTTCAAAGCTTAAGTACAAGCAAAAGAGTGGTAATATTGAAAGCATCAAACCAACTGAAATTGTTGATGCAATTCAGGTGTGGACTTATAACGATAAGACCAAAATTTTGAGTGTATTTAATACCCTGGGTAAAGGTCTATCAGTTAAGGGTTCAACTATCATTGGATTTGATGAAAAACTGTCTGTGTCAAAGACACTGAGAAAGCCAGATGTTACTTTGCCTCGAGTTATTGAAGGTGGTAAAGTAGCCCTTAAAAAACTAATGAGTGAATTGAAAACCAAGGAGAAAAAAGCAAAAGGTAGAATAAATAACGATACACTCATTATTAGGGCAATTAAATGACAGAAAAAATATTACAGTTTCCGAAAGACAAAATTGTACGTGAAAATATGAATAATGAATACATTGAAAAAATGAAAACAATAGGCACTAAGAATTTTGCAGATGCATTATGTGATGATATAGAACAAAATATATTAATTGAATTGTCTAATTATGGTATCGATGTTGAAAAAGATACATTCGTAAAAGATTTTTATTATGCGTCATCTATATATAGAGCAACAGTATATAGAGCATTAAATATACCACATGATCTTCAAAAGTTTATAGATGAACACGTGAATATTAGTATTATGCCAGAAGAAACAGAAATGCAAGAACAATTCTTATTATTGGAGAAGTGTCATTATTCTCGTCGATTTTAATCAAGTGATCATATCGAGTATTATGGTTCATTTGAATGGAAACACAAAATTAAATCTCAATGAAGATTTGATTAGGCACATTAGCCTAAATTGTTTAAGATCGTTTAATAAACAATTTAAGACTAGATTTGGTAATATGATTATCTGTTGTGATAGCAAAAGATCATGGAGAAAAGATGTATTTCCTTTTTATAAATTCAATCGACGAAAGAACAGGGAAACATCTTCTTTAGATTGGACAAGTATTTTCGAAATACTGAATAAAATTCGTGATGAAATAAAAGAAAATTTGCCATATCGTGTTCTTGAAGTTGAAGGTGCTGAAGCTGATGATATTATCGGAGTGCTTACAACTCGTTTTTCACCATCAGAAAACATTTTGATTCTATCTTCGGATAAAGATTTTATTCAGCTTCAAAAATATAGGAATGTTCAACAATATAGCCCTATTCTTAAAAGATTTTTAAAAACTGAAAACCCACAAATGTTTATTAAAGAACATATTATTAGAGGCGATACTGGTGATGGTATTCCTAACTTTCTATCTTCCGATAATACCTTTGCTATAGGTGAAAGACAGAAAAGAATAAATAAGAACAGAATGATTGAATGGATTAATAATGATCCAGAAGTTTTTTGTGTTACAGATAGTATGAAACATGGATATCATAGAAACAAGATGTTAGTAGATTTAGATTGTATACCAAGAGATTTACAAGCTAGAATTGTGACTATGTATGATGATATAAAACCAAAAAACAAAACAATCTTTTTGAATTACTTAATCAAAAACAAACTTAAAAATTTGATTGAGATTGCAGATGAATTTTAAAGGGTGAAATACAATGTTAAAAATGATTTATGAAGTGTTTGAAGAATTCGAAAATGCAAAAACTACACAAGAAAAAATTGATATTCTCCGAAAAAATAAAACATATGCATTAGATAATGTGCTAAATGGTACATTTAATCCTAATATCACATTTTGTTTTAAAACAATTCCTGAATATAAACCATCCGATGCTCCAGCAGGGTTAGGGTATACATCAATTCATCAAGAATTAGGTCGTGTTTATTTGTTTCAGGAAAACAATCCAAAAGTTGATCCAAATCTTTCTCACAAACGTAAAGAGGAAATTTTAATTCAAATTCTTGAGTCTCTTGAAGCCAAAGAGGCTAAGATATATGCCAACATGCTTCTTAAAAAACAGCATGTGAAAGGTTTAACTCTATCTGTGGTAAAACAAGCCTTTCCAGATTTAATCAAAGTTTGACAATCAAGAGGACATAGTATCAAATGAAGAAGAATCGTCATAATAGAGTAACTGAAGAATATGATTATGATGAGGAATATATTATTCGAGGAAAGAAAAAAGAATCTCCTCGAAGAAGGGAAACAAGAAATTGGAAAAAAACTTGGAATAAATTTCAAGATAATTCTTATGAAATTGACGATTTCTATACAAAAAGATGACATAGTTACAACTTAGAGTTGTAGAAAATAATTCTACACCTTGCACTAAAAAAAGTATATTTTTCTAGACTATTCACTTGACTATGTGTTCCATTGGTGTATAATGTGCACATGATCAAGAGACGTAAGAAGCGGAAAGATCGGCTTCACCTGGTGTACATGCTCCAGGTGAAGAGCCTGGCATACATCGGCGTCACGTATGTTCAGGACAGGTCTCCCGTCAAGAGTCTAAGAAGACGCTGGCTCAAGCATGTTCAGCGTGCTATGACTGAACACCACGACTGGCTGCTGTGTAATGCTATTCGGAAGTATGGTGCCGATGCCTTTGACGTTACCATCGTTCACACCGTTCGTGGTAAGGCAGAAGCCCATGAAGTTGAACGTAAGTTGATAAGACAACTCAAGCCGCGCTTAAACACCGATGTTCGGTAGAAAGCGCGGCTTTTGTATATGGAAAATTATATAATGTCAGTCGAGATTAATAATATGATTTATGATATTAGAAATAGGATACAAAAAAGCACAAAAAATGCTGTTCCAGATTATATATTATATGATGACATTTATGATTGTGTTGATCTTTCGAATAGAAATTCGGATGTTGTAACAGTTGTTAATATAGATGTTGAATTGAGGGAAATATTAGATGACATCGAAGTTGAAAGTGAGTGAACGATGAGACATGCGGCCACTGCATACCAGCTATGCAAAAATAGTGCTTGAATTCGTTCCACATTCCAGTATAATGAACACATGATCAACGAACAAAAGAACGAACACATGCCTGGCATCGTCTTTAAGAAGTCGGAGTCCGAGAAGGTTGCTTTGAATGACTTTATTGAGTCTCTGTCTGATCGGCTGAATGATGATCGATCCTATAAAAATAGAAGTGAACTTATTTCATTGTCGGCTGAACCTGGACGAAAGTACATTCGAATTGTTGAAGAATCTTATGGCAGTCGTTCTGTTTATTGCTTTCTTGACTATGACGGTAATATCTACAAGTCTGCAAGTTGGAAGACACCAGCTAAGCACGTCCGTGGCAGCGTGTTTGATGCTAATTACAGCTACGGTAAAGCTCTAGGTCCTTATGGTGCTTCTTACCTTCGATAAACTGCCTTGACGAAACAACATCAACGAACTTAGGAGAACTAAATGGCTACGAAGTCTACGGCTCTTGACCTGGCGCTTGGTCTTCTCAAGTCCAAGTCCCATGTAACTCCCGACGAACTTAACAAACATGTCGGAAAGGGCAACTATGCGTCCAAGTATGTGTTGTATCTTAAACTGGCGGGTCATGACATCGTGACCAACAAGAATGGTCGGTCGGTTGTCAACTATGCGTATGTTGGGCTCAATCCAAATGTGGACACGTCGGTCAAAGCGTCCGAACGTCGGGCTTCAACTCAGTTGAATGGCAAGAGTGCCGTTGTTGTGGCATCCAAACCAGCTGTTGCACCTAAGAAAGCTAAGTCTGCTCCAGCCGAAGTCAAAGTTGATGTAAAGCCTAACGATCAGTCTGTCAAGATAGTTAGTAAGACTGCTCGAAAGCCAGTAATGACTAAAGAAGAAATTGCGCATGCAACTAAGACTCTCATGGAGATGCGCAAAAAGAAGGGGGCTGTTCTTAATGCACCAGCGCTAGTAGCAGCTAGTTCGTTCAACGTTGACGCTGATTGGGATACTGGCGTTGAAGACGTTAGGTCTTTGCTTAGATAGTCCTTGCATCAAAGTCTGCAAAATAGCACCTGGCACAGATATCTGTGTCAGGCGCTTTCGCACATTGACAGAGATACAAAATTGGGTTAAACTAACTGACAAACAAAAATTGGAAATCATGAAAAGGATAAACATGACACAAGACCGTGAACTGTTGAAGGAAATTATCGATTGGTGGGATAATGATTTCGGTAATGGCAATCTATCAAACATTCTTGACAAAATACGGAAGCATTTGGAAAGCTGCAATGACCAAGAAACTACCAAAACAACGAAAACGTCGGAGTGCCCAAATCCTTTTTGTGAAGGATACTCCGTTCAAAAATAAAATAGTGAGACTTCGCACAATTTATACTAGAAAAACCAAACATAAAGGCAAAGAGCAATGAACATCTTTTTCGTTCATAACGACCCCTTCATTGCTGCACAATCTCTCGTAGATCGACATGTCGTAAAAATGGTTCTTGAGACAGCACAGCTGCTATCAACGGCGCATAGAGTGCTTGATGGTACAGAATATGTTGGTCAATCTAATTCTGGTCGTAAAGCTAAGCGTTGGCGGCTGGCTAATGATAATAACGATCAATTGATGTATCAAGCCACACATATCAATCATCCAAGTGCCGTTTGGTGTCGGCAGTCTAACAATAACTACAACTGGCTATTTAATCATTTTGTCGGGCTGATGGACGAATATCAGTATCGGTATGGCAAAAGTCATGCTTGCGCTAAACTGACACATTGTCTACAAAATACACCCAAGAATATACCTATTGATCCTTTTACACAACCAACACCTGCAATGGATGCTAAGTATATTGTATCAAATGATTCCATTGAAAATTATCGTAATTATTACATTCATGGTAAAACGGCTCTACATAAATATACAAAACGACAGGTGCCTGATTGGTTATTGGAGAAAACGAATGGCAACTTATACATTTAAAAATAAAAAAACTGGTGAAGTAAAAGACATCTCAATGCCTATGGCAGAAATCGTAGACTTTGAAAATAAAAATACTCATTTGGAAAGAGTATATCATTCTGTTAATGTGGTTGATCCTGTTGGTATTGGCGTTACACGTCCACCCTCCGATTTTTCGAAATATGTTTTAGGTAAAGTCAAAGCAGCCAATCCACATACCGAAGTTGGTAATGGTCGCTGGTCAATCAAAAAGGAAATTTAAAGATAAAAAACTTCAATAAAAATTCTAATAGTAAACAAAGGAGAGCTTCTATAAAAAGAAGACTCTCCTTTTCGCATAAAGGAGATACTATGCCTAAGAAGAACAGAAAACAACTTAGACAAGAAAAACAAAACAATCAACAAAGAGTATTTGAACTTAGACTAGTATCTCCACTGACAGTGAACCAACAAAAAACATTTGATGCATACAGTAACGATATGAATCTTGTATGCCACGGATATGCGGGTACCGGAAAAACTTTTATATCACTTTATCTGGCATTGAATCAAGTATTATCCGAACAATCATATTATGATAAAATCATCATTGTTCGATCTGTTGTTCCGTCACGTGATATTGGATTCTTACCTGGAAGTATTAAAGAAAAAACAAAAGTATATGAAGAACCATATAAAGAAATATGTGATGAATTGTTTGGAAGAGGAGATGGTTATGATATTCTTAAGATGAAGAATATGATTCATTTCACAACCACATCATTTCTTAGAGGCTTGACATTTAATAATGCTATCGTCGTAGTTGATGAATTACAAAATATGACATTTAGAGAATTAGATACTGTTATGACACGCCTTGGTGATAGATCACGAATTGTCTTTTGTGGTGATTTCAGACAGACAGACTTAACGCATGAACGTGATAAAAGTGGTCTCCTAGATTTCATAAATATAACTAAACGCATGAACAGATTTGAATATATCGAGTTTGAAAAGCAAGATATAGTTCGATCTGGCTTGGTCCGAGACTATATCATCAAACGAACAGAGTTAGGCATATGAAAACATTTCTACAATTCATAAGAGAAGATTATGTTCTATTAGAAGGTGGTGGCAAGAATATGTTTTTACCCACACAAAAGGGTAGTGCAATACCTGTTCTTCCTGTTCCAAAAACAGAAGAAAGAGAGGGGCACGTTGCTAGTGAACCAATCAGTACAGAACATAGAAATGCTATCCATTCTTCATTAGAAGAGTTTGGTCGACGCTTCCAAGAAAAGACTGGGCACAACATTTTCGGTAATAAAGGTATCAGATATGGTGGTTCATCTGGACCAATCATGGACAAAAAGACAACTCCACATGATTTGAATAGATGGGGCAAACACGAGTTCAATGATATTGATACACATGCTACAGAAGATTCTCAAAATCATCTACATGGTTTATTCAAGAATGATGGCAAAGACAACAGATTCAAGCATATGTCTCTTCATAGTATGACTAGACATGGTTCTGGTATCACAAGTGCTTTATTTCATTTTCATCATCCAGAAGGTCACACAACACCAGTTCAAATCGATTTGCTACATACACCAAAGGGTCCAGCTGGCGAAGAAATGGATCCAGCACATATCGTTGCAAATAGCTCACATAGAGAGGATTTGAATCATAAGATAAAAGGTGCACATAGAAACGCATTTGCCGAATCACTTGTTTCTGTTCTTGGCGGTGCACATCATTCAGATAAACAAGAAGTTTCAGAAAAGACAGGTAAGCCAGTCAAAAATCAAGAACCTGGTGGTGCTAAGAAATTAGTACTCGTCAAAGGTCGTGTATTTGAAAGATTCAGGCCACATCCAAATGGTGGTTTAGTTAGAGCATCTGCTACTAATAGAGAAAATGCTAAGGGTGTTAGACAGCATCAATGGATTGGCAAGAGATTGGGATCAAAACTATCCGAAGATTCATCTATGGTAGAAATGCATAAAGCACTAACAGATGCTGTTAGAAAAGGACATGTTGCTCCTCATGAATACAATGAAGTTGTTTCTAGATACAATGATAAGGTCGAAAAAAGAGGTGGTCTAAGAATGGATACGATACCTCAGTTGGAAAGGATGCATGGTAATGCTTAGTTTTAGACAGTACACTCTTCTCAAAGAGGGTGGCAATCTACAATATACAGATGAGCATGGTAATATACAAGGATCAAGTCCAACTACAATTAACCAACGATCTGAGATGTTAGGTCATGCTAATGCTATCAGAAGCACATTATCAAAGCATCTAGGTGGAAGCCCAGTTACACCTGTTGGTTCGGCAGAGCACTTTCATGATACTTCAATTCCAGACAGTGAGTTTCATAAAGTAGGTAAAAAGAAGTTTGGCGATTTAGATTATGTTGTCAAAAATGATCATGATACACTTGGCAGACTTCATGAGTTGAAGAAGCATGAAGGTAAATTATCAACAGAACATCATGTTCTGGTTCATGTAAAAGGATCAGATGACGCTAATGATCCTGGTGGTGTATTTACTCTGTGGAAACATAAAAAGACTGGACAGACAACACAAATCGATTTGAGCCCAATGGAACATGATAAGTCAGGAAACCCTGATGAAGGTGCTATGTGGTACAAAAAGACACCTAAAGAAGATATGTTCCCCAAAGGTAATCGTCCATCTATACCTGGGCTTGGATCAAAGATTGCATTGAGAGCAGCAGCATCTTCATTCAGAAAACCTGTTATGATACAAGGCAAAAAAGGATTGAAGAGGGGTGAATCTGGCGTAACACTCAGCATTGGTGGCAAAGTTGCTCCTGGTGCTAGAGCCAAAACTAGAGATACTGGTCGAGTAGATCCAGAAACAAAATTGCCAATCCATGAAGAATTACCTTCAAAAAATGCAGAAAGAGAGTTGCATCCTCATAAGATTGGTGCTATGATATTTGGTAGAGGATTCAATCCAAAACAAACAGACACAAGTTCCATTCATGGCACTATAGAAGCAGTCAAAAAACATGGAACACCAGGCCAGCAACATAAATTTGCCCATACATTTGCACATCTGCTTTATGGTGAAGGAGCACAAGTTTCAGCAAGACATGATATACCTGGAGGAAGAGAAACAGATTATTCTAAGAAAGATCCGATCATTCATCTGTTACGACAACATTTCCCAAATCATCCAACATTGTCAGAAAAGAATATGAGTGCAATGAAAGAAGACTATGATAAACGGGCTCTCAGACCCAGAAAATAGGTGAACATGAGTGATATATTTGTTATTTCAGACACACACTTTAATCATGTCAATATGCTAACATTTAAGAGTAAAGACGGCAGCTTAATTAGACCAAACTTCAAAGATGTAGATCATATGAATGAAATTATGATTAATAACTGGAACACAGTCATTAAGCCTGACGATCAAGTCATTCATGTTGGTGATGTTATTTTTGGTAGATCGGATCTATATGGAAATATACTGGCAAGATTGAATGGCATAAAAACACTGATTATGGGTAATCATGATTATGATGCTGCAAAGTTCATTCCATACTTTAGTAACATCAGATCATCATACTCAACGAAGAATGAGTTCAAGAGAGAAATGTTGTTTACACATTATCCTGTAGATGCATACAGCTTACCTCCAAATACATTGAATGTTCATGGTCACATACACGAAAAGAAAATTGATAATGAAAACTACCTGAATGTCTGTGTTGAGAGAACTAATTATAGGCCAATTCCTATAGAAGATATTATAGAGGGTAAATTTAGATGAAGATAATTAAATGGAACAATACACTAAAAGAAAGCCTTTTATCATATATTCACGAGAGCGCTAAGATAAAGGCCGCACAAATAGAATTTCTGAAATCGGGGCACAAAGGCAAAGCATCACAACTCGGTGATGTTTCTAAGAAAGATTTGGAAGATGTTAGAAGATTGTTGAATCCATCTCCAGAGGAAAATAAAAAAAAATTGAATGAAAAAGAAGATAGGATGATAGCATTCAGAAAGCGCATTGATGCCATGAGACTTGTTCCAACTAGATCAGGATCAAAGGGCGACGAAGAATAAGACTTGACATATATACTCCATTATGATATAAGTGGAGATTGTCATGAAAACATTCAATTACATAAACAGCAATATTCCTTTACCTAAGATTGAGGCTATAGAGGATTCAAGTGGTAGAAGATACAAATTGCCTAGTGGTAATCTTGTGCCTTCTATCACAACTGTTTTGTCATACTTCAAAAGAAAACAACTCCAAGAATGGCGTGATCGTGTTGGTGAACAAGAAGCTAATCGAGTAACTAGTAAAGCATCTATACGAGGTACCAAGTTCCATTCTTTGATGGAACGATATCTTGAGAACAAGCCCAAGAACGAAATCCTAAATGAATCAGTAATGCCTAACATGAGGCAAGCATTTTATGATGCTCTACCTGTTGTGAATCGGATTGATAATATTCATCATATAGAGTGTGGTTTATTTTCCGAGAAAATTAGACTTGCTGGAAGAACTGATGTAATTGGAGAATTTGATGGACAGTTATCTATTATTGACTTCAAAACATCAGCACGTGAAAAGAAAGAAGAATATATTCAAGACTATTTTGTTCAAGCCACTGCTTATTCAGTCATGTATGAAGAACTTACCAATATTCCTGTGAAGCAGATTGTAATCATTATGTCTACCGATGGGCTTTCTCAGCCGCAACTTTTTGTAAAGGAATCTAAAAATTATATTGACATCCTTTGTCAGAAGGTGTATGATTATCATGTTGATATGAAGAAAAGGAGATAATTATGGACAAGGTGATCTTTGTTTTTGCTTGTTTGATGATGGTTATGGTTGTCATGTATCTATGATGGATAGGAAATTATATATACACAAGCACAAGATGGAGATTTTTAATGTTTATTGAAAATTATATACTTTTGTATGGATTGTTTATTATTGTGGCTGGTATATGGGCTGAATATAGATATAGATGTGGTGTAAACGTTGGTTATGAAGAATGTTCTTTAGATAAATTTATTGAAGATGCTTCTGTTATTTATCTTCTTCTCGATAAAGGAATTATTAGAGTTGATAACGATACTGGAATAGTATATGGTATCGCAGATAGTATGTATAATCCTCGTGATGATTTTAGAAAGATAATGGAAAAACATAAATAAAGAACAACTGGTACTCATCATTGTCACCTGATGACATAGGGCGGATGGGCTAAGAGAATGCATGTGTGACTGCCAGTTAACTATGTATCGTTGAAGCAATCAAAAACTGGGACGGACTGGAGGGCAGTGCTCCACGCCTCCACCATAAGCACACTGGGGTTCGGCTATCGGTAGAGATAGATGCCTCTATTAAAGCGAGGAATAGTAGTGTGCTTCTGATGGGGGCGAAATAGGATCGACGTACAGATTGGAGAGAGTGGAGATACCGGTAAGGAACGACCGATAATCAGTCCAAAAAAAGTAAATGCTAACTTAAAAGCATCAAACGACAATCAAACAGTAGAAAGCTATGCTTTAGCTGC